AAAATAGATAGCGATTGGCAAGAATATTATGGCTCAAACGACGAACTCAAAAAAGACATACAAACTCTAGGCGCAGACAAATTCACTAGACAAATACTATTTTACTGTAAATCAAAAGCAGAATGTTCATATATTGAAGCAAGAGAACAATTCCGACACCAAGTCTTAGAATCTGATGATTACTACAACGGACATATACAAGTCCGTGTCCATGGCTCTCACATTAAAAACAAACTAAGCAGTTAAGCTCGCACAAGCCAACATCGTGTGCCCTATACCTGGATCTTGGATCACAGGGACGGAAGCCTTCTCGCTGCAAGAAGCACTCAACTACTACCCGCAAGGATGAAGATCGCAAATGCCGCGATTTAGTTGTTTGAACAGGATTAAAAAGGCTAAAAAGACGTACGAGCGATCGTACACGTTTATTAGATATGCTGATATATGTCAAATAAACCGCCGTTGTATAAGAACGGAGCTCGAGGTACCGGACAACCGCCTCTGTAATGCTCTAATATCAGTGACTGTGCTACTCAGATGAAGCAGATATATTTTTTGCCCGCCCTGGGCAAAGAGTGACCAATTAATCTAGATGAAACTTAAAAAAAGCATTGATGAGCGCAAGCGAAATCAATAGACTAACGAAGTTAGTCTTAGAAGAATGGCATTCCTGATTTCTTAGCAGTTTCTAAATTATCTTTGATGATTTCGTTTATGATGCGTCGCTCATCAGATCCAAGAAGCATGGCATCGTTATAAGATAAACCACCGCGCATGTACCAACACATTCTTAGGAGATCTTCTTTGATATCTTTAATTTGTTTTTCGTAGCTCTTAACTAAACCTAAAATGCCTTCGGTGTCAAGTGTCAAGAGCTGTTGGCGAAAAAACTTGCATAATCAAAGGTTAGAGAAACATCGTAAGTTTTGGCACAATTTTCGCATGTTCCTGTTTGTGGCTTGATTGCGCCTTGTTGACTCAACTCGACTATGTAATCCTGTAATTTTTTACAGATTTCTGAATCACAGTTGAGATAGAATTCTTGGATAAATTCTGGTTCTGTTACCAAGGTACCAGTATCTACTAGCTCGATAAATTGTGTGCTGTCCACTAATAGTTTGGCATTCAGGTCTACCAGCCGACCAATGTGTTTTTTATAAGCAGAAACTTTAGCTGTGTCTTCACTTTCGTCAACCACAATGTTTTCCAACATGCGTTGCTGTTCATATGAAATTTTGTTTGTTTCATTTAAACTGGCATAAGTTTGTGGTTTTAGTTTGATTCGAATTTTGCCGTGTTCGAGTTTTTTGTTGTAATCGGGACATTGTATACCGTCTAGATATCCGGTAAGTGCAACGTCAAATTTGTTTTCTGTTTCGCAATGCGGACATCGGGTGTCTATGCTCATGGTATCACCATACGAAGCTATTCTAATAGCAATCAAAATGGCATCCACGTCTGTGCTGGGAATTTGCCAGGCATCTGTAATATGCGGACAACAACTTTCGATAACATCAACAACACCTTGGCCGTTTAGTAGTGCATCCGGAGTTTTGAGCAATATTTCATCTTTGGCAGTCATTGGATATACCGGCAATTCTTGAGTTTTAGGCAGATCTATACCCGACGACCAATAATTGCCATTGCTGGGCAATTTGAGATAAATTGATGGTTGTCTAAAATGAGCTCGCAGCGGATTGTGCGGTTTTTGATCCATTTATTGATTCCTATAAATAATTGATAATACTATATTTATAGGCGAAAAATATGGCTGATCCACAAATTCAACAACTATTACAGGCATTTGGGCAACTGACCGGTTCGGCCGGCAATTCACGAGCTGCAATGGATCGTGCAAGTCAAGCAATGGCCAGACTGCGTGAACAAATGCAGCGTGGAACAGGCACTGTACAAAGTCAAACTGCCGCACTACAAAGTTCTATAGCACAATTTTCTGCATTAGACACAGCTACTCAACAGTCAGCAGCTGGGCAAAAGCTGCTGGCTCAACAGGCACAAGCTGCCTCAGAGATATTCAGAGATGCTGCCGGATCAATGACCGCAGGTGTTTTAAAAGGCGGCTTAGCTGAGGCCATCAGTTATGTAACAAAACAAATTTACACAACAATAGGCAGTTATCAAGAAGGTGCTAGTGGAATCCAGACAGCATTTAACATGCAAAATGCTGCCATGGAAAGCCAGATTGCAATACTTAACAGATTAAGTTCTGGTGCTGAACTGGCAGCAACTACTCTAGCACTTATTCCTAATCCGCTTGCTAGATTTACTGCTGGTCTGGCAGCTGGTGTATCCGCTGCTGCAGGTTTTGGTAAAACCATAAGTGAAGAAACATTAAAAGGCATGCAAGTACTCCAAAAAGAAGTTACAATGACTGGAATGTCTTTTGATGTAATGACAAAGAATGGAGTTTTGTTCGGCGGTGGCATGCTGCAAATGAGAGAAACTAGTGGAGAATTACGATTAAATTTAAATGAATTTTCAAAAGTTGTGTCAACCAGTAGAAAAGAACTAACTGACTTTGGAGGATCAACAGCTGGCGGAGTTAAAAAATTAAGAAATGTTGGCTTGGCATTTGATCAGCTGGCCAAAGAAGGTAAAAATTTTCGTCAAGACCTGCTAATGTCAGGAATCAGTTTTGAAGAGCAAACAGAAGGCATGGCACAATTCATGGACATCATGAACAAGACAGGACAATTGCGTGGCATGTCTGACAAACAAATAGCCGAAGAAGGCGCCAAGTACCTGATGAACATGAAGGCAATATCTGCCTTTACTGGTGAAGATGCCAAGCAAGCACAGGCCCGAGCCAAGCAAGCAGCCGAACAAGGAGCGGTCAGAGTCAAGCTTGAAAAATTAGGAGGTGAATCTACACAAAAATTCATGGCGCTGTCTGCAAAAATGGGCCCTGACATGACCAAAGCGATACAACAAATGTTGGTCACTGGTGGACAGGTAGTAGATAAAAATCTTAACATCATGTTGGCCAACAGTCCTACACGTAAAAAAATATTAGATCAAGTTTATGCAGATTTAAATGCAGGAACAATCAGTGCCAAAGAAGCATCAGCACGCTACGAAGCCCTGGTCAAAGATAATGCCGAAGCACTCAAGGCCGAAGGTGATAGTATGGCGGAAACTTTTGGAGGAATTTCTGCGCTTGATAAAGGTTTAGACGGAGTAACAAGATTGGCAGAGGGTCAACAAGATCTAGCCAATAGAGGTCTAGCAGCTAGAGAAAAAGAAATAGCCCAGCTTGGTGATACCACTGAACAAATGAAAAATTTGACCAAATTGGGAATTGACCCTTTAAGAGAATCTATAGTCAATGCTGAATTAGTTGTGCGGAATCAGTTGCCTTTAACTATGAATAATTTAACAGGCGGAATAGCTCAATTTACAGATTCAATTGGCGATAAAGGGTTAGCCGGACAAATGAAAGCACAAATGCAAAATCAAGAAAAATTTATGGATGCTGCTATTAGATTTATATCTGGCCGACAGGCTGAAATTATGACACCTGGCAGCAAGGTAGCTGAAGGTTTTAATAAAGTGGGTGATCTTTTATTAACTGCTGTATCTAAGCTGTCTGGTGTGGTTAAAGACTTTTCTGGTGTTGTTGAAAGTTTACGACCCAAACTCAAATTTAACAAAGGTACACTAGGGGTCGAAGGCAATTATTTTAAAGATTTTGGAGCAGGAACACTGGTAGAACTACACGGCATGGAAGCTGTAATGACACCTGCACAGGTACAAGAGCTGTTACAAAATGCACAAGCGGGTGTGATGAAAGGCCTGCAATCTGTGCAACCTGCACAAACAGACACAGAATCATCAACGGCTAGTCAGGTGTCAGAAACCGTGACTGCTAGTTTGACTGCATTGACTACTCAATTGACTACTACCAGTCAAATGCAAATTGGTAAACTAGACGAATTAATAAGCACCATGCGTGACAAAACCATATGGGAAGATATGTTGCGAGCCATGGAAGACAACGCTGACTACTCCAAGAGAATCGCAGACAACATAGCATAAACACGGTAAATACTGTATTCATTGAGATAACATATGACTTGGCGCAAGTATTTTAAAAGCAGCAACCTTCCTAGTAACATCAGCCCAATTGGCAGTGGTCGCATGCCAGATCCGGGATATAGAAATTATCAAAGCAATCTTCCGGATGTGTATATTGGGCACCCAAATCGTATTGAACGTTACAATCAATACGAACAAATGGACATGGATTCAGAAATCAATGCTGCGCTAGACATTCTTTCTGAGTTTATGACACAGAAAAATGAAGCCAATAACACGCCATTTGACATCAAATTCAAAGATACACCCACCGACAACGAAGTCAAAATAATCAAAGAACAACTGGCACAATGGGTCAAGTTAAATGAATTTAACAGCAGAATATTCAAGATAGTAAGAAATACTATCAAATACGGTGATCAAGTGTTTGTGCGTGATCCAGAAAACTTTAAACTGTTCTGGGTGGAAATGAGCAAAGTGGTCAAGGTTATTGTAAACGAAAGCGAAGGCAAAAAGCCTGAGCAATATATTCTAAAAGACGTCAATCCCAACTTTGAGAACCTGACAGTCACAGCAGTAACCACCAGCGATCAATACATGAACCATCCGCAAGTGGGCGGACCTAGTGGAAGTTATGTGCAGCCCAACGTGCCCCTGGGCGGTGGCGGTAGATTTACTAGAGCTCAAAACGAAGCAGCTATCAACGCAGAACACATTGTGCATCTTAGCTTGACCGAAGGTTTAGATGTATACTGGCCATTTGGAACCAGTGTGCTAGAAAACGTTTTTAAAGTTTTTAAACAGAAAGAACTGCTGGAAGATGCTATCATTATCTATCGTGTGCAACGAGCTCCTGAACGCAGAGTATTCAAAATTGATGTGGGCAACATGCCTAGTCACATGGCCATGGCCTATGTGGAACGTATCAAAAACGAAATAAGCCAACGTAGAATTCCTACACAGTCTGGCGGTGGTGCCAACATGATGGACGCCACATACAATCCACTAGCGCAAATGGAAGATTACTTCTTCCCAATAACCGCTGATCAAAGAGGAAGCAGTGTTGACACACTAGCCGGTGCCAGCAACCTAGGTGAAATTACAGACTTGCGTTACTTTACAAACAAATTGTTCCGTGGTTTGCGTATTCCCAGCAGCTACTTGCCGGTGGCAGTGGAAGATAGCACACAAAGCTACAATGATGGTCGAGTTGGTACTGCCTTGATACAAGAATGGCGTTTTAATCAGTACTGCCAGCGTTTGCAAAACGCTGTAATTGAAACCTTAGATCAAGAGTTCAAACTGTTCATGCGTTGGCGTGGGGTCAACATTGACAGTCAACTGTTTGAATTGATATTTGAGCCACCACAAAACTTTGCACAATATCGTCAAGCTGATGTAGATGCAGCCAGAATTGGAACATTCACATCCCTAGAAGCTTATCCTTACTTTAGCAAACGATTCTTGATGAAGCGTTACCTGGGCATGAGCGAACAAGAAATGAGTGAAAATGAAACCATGTGGGCCGAAGAACAGGGCGATGTGGACATAGCTCCGGCAGAAGATCCTAACTTGAGAAGTGTAGGAATCAGCCCGGGTGGTATAGCCAGCGACTTGGAAAATGTAGCACCGCCCGCAGAAGCACCGCCCGAGGGCGAAGCAGGAGCACCAGGAGCTGCTGCTCCACAAGGCGCAGGTCCAGTAGGCGCACCCGCACAAGCAGCACCAGCAGGTGCCACAATTTGACGGGTTTGAGTAAATACGATTATGATTGTTACCGAATTATTTGAGCCAGCCAAGCCAGGATATGAGAGTCCTAGTCAGGACAATACGCCTCTTAAACTAAGTGATCTACGCAAAACTAGACTTACTCTAGCCGACCTTAGCCGCTTGAGAATGGCCAATGATGTGCGCAAAGTCGAGCACGAAAACAAGTTGGAAAAAGTGGCAAAACAATACAAACCCCCCGCAGCCATGCCCGGACCAGTATAGTCCGATCAAATACCTCAAAAAAACACCATTTAACCCCGTTATCTGCGTATTTTAGTAAATAAAATACAGCCATATTATTATAAGGAGTTCCTAATGAACAAATATGAACAGCTAATTGAACACATTATCAACGACGAGGAAGACAAAGCTCGTGCGTTGTTTCACGAAATCGTGGTTGAAAAATCACGTGACATTTACGAAAGCCTGATGGACGAAGAGTACGCCCAAGAAGCAATGGGTGGCGATCAAGTCGAAAGCATGGTAGACGAAATTGCAATGGACGAAACCGACGGCATCGGCGAAGGCGAAGATGACGACATGGGCGACATGGGCGACGATGACGCCGCAGACATGGGTGACATGGACGGTGAAGAAGAAGGCGATCTAGAGCAAAAAGTTATGGATCTAGAGAGCGAACTAGAAGCACTAAAAGCTGAATTTGAACAGCTAATGGGCGACGAAGAAGGCGACATGGATGACATGGACATGGACATGGATGACATGGACAGCGAAGAAGGCGAAGAAGATGAAAACAACTTCGCAATGATGGAAGCTGAAAAAGAAGAAGACGAAGAAGACGAAGAAGAAATGACTGAAGCAGTTGTTGAGTCAACTCAGCGTCGTCCACTACAAAAAACCGCTGTAGATCTAATGCGTGAATATGTAGAAAAAATCAGCTCACCCAGCAACACCGAAGGTCAGCCAGCTGGCACAAGCGCAGGCGGTGATCACGCAAGTGTTAACACCCAAAGCACAGTAGCAGGTAAAAATGACATGGGTGGTACAGCTAAGAACTTAGCTCAAGGTGGCAGCGAAAGCGCACCAGACGGCACAAGTGCTCCAAAGAAAGGCACAACCAAAGACCTACCAGGCGCTGGTAAGTTTGAAAATGTTCCAGGAGCAAAAGCAGGTAATGCATTTGCCAACAAAGCAAAAGCAAAAGCAGGCGAAGGGCAAACTACCGACGGTTCAGTACCTGTTAACAAAACAAGTATTGAAAAAGGTGGTAATTAATTAGGGCAATAATATGGCTTTGTACCTAAAAGAAGATCTTACTTTTGACCGTGCTCAGATAGAAGTCTTGTCCGAAGATTCTACAAACGGTCAAGGTAAGAATCTCTATATGAAAGGGATATTCATCGAGGGCGGTGTCAAAAACGCCAACCAACGTGTTTATCCCGTTCACGAAATTGAGAAAGCCGTAACACAGATCAATGAACAAATCAAGAGTGGACACAGTGTTCTTGGTGAAGTTGATCACCCTGATGACCTAAAGATTAATTTGGATCGTGTTAGTCACATGATTGAAGGCATGTGGATGGACGGTCCTTGCGGTCACGGCAAGCTGAAAATCTTACCAACACCAATGGGCAAACTGGTTGAGGCCATGTTAACCTCCGGTGTCAAGCTAGGTGTTAGCAGTCGTGGATCAGGTGAAGTTAGTGAAAGCACAGGACATGTCAGTGGTTTTGATATCATTACCGTTGACATTGTAGCACAGCCTTCGGCTCCACATGCATATCCCAAAGCAATCTATGAGAGCTTGATGAATATGCGTCATGGACACCGAGTGTTAGATGTGGCTCGTGATGCCACACAAGATCAAA